GCGCGGCCACGCTGGTGATGCCGGCGGTGACCAGCTGCTCCACGGTGGAGCTCTCAATGGGCAGGATGGGCTTGCCACAGGCGCTCAGGATCTGGTTGGTCAGTGCCAGCAGGAGCACGGCGGTGCGGGCCACGGTGCCAGCGGAGACGGTGCGGGTGGTGTTGGTGTTGGTGATGTGTGCGTTCATAGTGGTGTCCTTTCTCCCGGCGCTGCCGGGCTCTCATTTAATCGCGGATGGGCAGAGCTTTGGCACGGTTATACAGTTCGGTACCCGTGCCATTGCCGCCCAATGCGTGATAACTCGTGTAAAGGTATTCGATATTTTTCAGACCGCTCGTGTTGATGTAACCCTTTTCGAGGTAGTGGGTGCATGCCTGATACAGTCGGTCGTGCATGATGGCAAGCAGACCGTCCTTGATGGCTTTGTACTCGGTGACCTTTTTAACGAGGTAGGCCCAGCCGATGCCAAGCAGCCAGATAGCTCCCTCCATCCAGTGGGCCGAGATGTACGCAAAAAACTGCTGCATTGGTATCACACCTCCGAGTCTTCGGCGCTATCTTCCCATGCCTGTTGGATGCGCTGTCCATTAGCACAGATCACATCCATGGTGGCGTCAGCCTGAATGTTCGTTGCGATCAGCGCCTTGTTCATTGTGTCCATACCGAAGTAGCCGGTGAATACTTCGCCAGTGGGCAAAGGCGCCGCTACTGCAATCTGGCTGACGTTGTGGTCCTCCAGTGTAGCTAAAACATCGGAGAGCCACGACGCGTAGGGCGCGTCAGAAATCAAGTAGCTTGCCATTGGTTACACCTCCATCACGGGAATGCCGTAGTCCACGGCGCACTGGTGCTCGATGCGGCATCCGCGAGCAGCCTGCCAGCCCGGCGCAAAAATCGCCACATCGGCCTTTGCCAGATATTCGATGCTGCGAGCCAGATAGTCCAGCGGCTTTGCAGCAGGGCCGAAGTCGCCGAAGAAGGTCTCCAACGCATCGACCTCGCCGAACTGCTGCCGGGCAATCTCGATCACTCTGCGGCGCTCTGCATTGATCTCGTCGTCAGAGCGACCGCCCATCGGCTGGCTGATAAAAATAACCTTACTCATGCTCTCACCCCCTCACTGCGCCCAGCCCGGCGCGCTGGATGATGGCAGCATAGTCCTTGTATGCGTGGCTCATGTCCACGTTGGTGCTCACGCCCGGCACGCGGGCAGTGCTGGTGTACTGCCACATGCCAAAGGCAAACGCCGTTTTGGGCTTATCCTCAGGCTTGGTCTTGCGCTGGTCTTTGGGGTATCTCGCCAGCCACACGTCGTAGGGCTTCAGCTCTGCACCGCCCATGTAGAGGAAGGTACTGCCGAACCACAAACCGGTGTACAGCATGGCGTACACGCCCCAACTTTCCACCGTGCTCAGGCAGTGGGCGGCAATGTCGGTCAGTGCAGCCTTGCCCAGCGGCTGTTGCACCTCGTCCTCAATGTCCACCGCCACCGGCAGTTCAAATCTTCTGCCGGTGAGCAGCTTGCGGAAATAGGCCAGCTCCTTGTCGGCCTGTGCCCGGTTAACGGCCTTGAAGTAGCCATACACTCCGCACGGGATGCCCAGCCGCTGGCACTCGGCGTAGTTCCGGGCAAACTGCGGGTCGGTGTACGGCTTGCTGGGCTTGCCCTCTGCGCTGTTGCCCATGGCCCGCAGCATAACGCCGTCGATTTTGCCGGACGCTTTGACCTTGGCCCAGTCGATAGTGCCCTGATGCCTGGAAACGTCCATGATGGTTTTAGCCATTGCCTGCCTCCCTTACTTTTCCAGCTCAGCCTTGATGGCTTCGAGGTCGTCCGTGGTCAGCGCCGGATAGTCGGCCGCGATGTCCTCAAAGGCTTCACCAGCAGTCAGCCGGATGCGGAATGCCCGAACCATAATGCGGAGCTTGAGTGCGTTCAGAGTTTTCATTCGGTAGTCCCTCCAATCAAATCAGCCATCATTAAGATGATATCGTTGTTCGCGGTCTCCAGCGCGGCCACGCGGTCCGGCAGCTGCGCCATCTGCTCGGCCTGCTTTTTGGCCTCCTCCTGTGCTGCGGCTGCTGCGGCCTCAGCCTGCGCCACAAGGTCCGGGCGCGGGGTGATGGCGGTCACGGTCGGCAGGCCGTCCCGCTCCTCGGTCGTGATGTCTGCATAGGCGAGGGTGTCCGGCAGGGTCATGCCCTCCGGGATGACGGCCCAGCCGTCCGGGATAGGGGTGGTGCAGATGCCGTAGATCACCCGATGCTCGGGCTGGGTGGTGCAGTCAATAATAGTCATCATATGTGTTCACCTCCTGGGTTACAGGTACTGGTAGCCGTACACAACAAACTGGCTGCCGCTGCCGCCGCCAGAGACGGACAGGGTGCCGTCTGAGGCAAAGGCCACGGAGACCATCGACACGCTTGTGTTTTCGATTTTTGCATAGGCGTAATTATATGATGCATCGAGTTTGCCATTGTTCAGCATGGTAAGGCTTGTGATGGGTACAGCGGCGGAACATCCACGCACCACCTTTGCATGACCGAAGTCGGAAGCTGTGCCGATGGCATTGCTCGTCGTGGCTTCGTAACCAGATGAGGTTGCCCATCCGGCACCGCTGCGTCCCATCGCCGGAATCGCCGAGACGATCTCCGCGTAATCCACCGTGCTAGGGATTGCCATCGTGGTGGTGCCGCCGGTGCAGACGCCTGCACCCGAGAAAACCAGTTTACCGTCCATGTTCATCATCCTTTCGAGTCGTGTGATTTTGTCTGCAGTCAGCGCAAATTTGGCGTCGGCCTCGGCTTTGCTATATGCGCTGCCCTCTTTGATCTCGGCGTTGAGGACTGCCAGCTGTGCACGCAGCTGCGTCTCAAGGTCAGCCTGCGCCGCCCGCCACTGGGCGATGAGCTGCGCTGTCGGGATGCTGGTCACTCCGTCCCGCATGACGCCGCAGATGTCCTCATCGGCGCGGGTGTCGGTGACGTCGGCGGCGGTGATGGCCGTGGAGCCTGCAGGGCGGGTGATCTCGGCAAGGCAGAGGTCGTAGACCAGCGCCGTGCGGGTGATCGCCGGGGCTGTGGGGCTGGCCGAGTCCGGCGTGCCCTCCAGCACCTGCAGGCGCGTCTGCCGGGCCGCTGCGTCGTAGCGCAGCACCACGCGGTCGATGCGGGTGCGCACCGGGTCAGCAGCGGTCAGGGTCAGCGTGGTGGGCTGCTCCATGATGATGCTCCTGCCCTTAAACCGGGACGGGCGCACCCATGCCTGACCCGCGCTGACGGTCAGGCTCAGCTCGCCCGAGATGGAGACCGCGAAGTCCTCCTCGGCGCTGTATACGCCGCTCTGCCGGGTGGCGAGGTAGCCCGATGCGTCGTCGGCGTCGTAGGTGATGCCGTTTTCAGGGTAAGTTATGATGTCGCTCATAGGTCCTCCTTTACGTTTTGTGCCAGCTGGGGGTGCCCAGCCGGATGGTGCGGGTGGTGCCGCTGTCCTGGCTCTGGGTGATGATGTCGGCCACGCGCACCATGGCGGTGTAGCCCAGCTGGGGCAGGCTGGCGCTCAGCACGTCGCCCACCTGCAAAACATCGTCGTCCACGTCAAACTCAATGCTGCCGGTGCGCAGCTGGGCCAGCAGCTTTTCGCCGCCCCGGTCGGCCAGCTTTTGCAGGTAGCTCTGACTGGCGGTAGTCTCACCGCTGTCCTCGTCGGGCTGGATGTCCCGGGCGTCGATGTACATTTCCCGCCGGTCTGCACCGGTGGTGTCCACGTCTCCCACCCAGACGGTGGCCCGGGCACTGCCTTCGCCCGCGCCTTGCACGAGGGCGACGTTGGCGTAGTCGGTGTCCGCAAAGCTCCACCCGGCGTTGAGCAAGTTGCCCCACTTGGGGCTGAACCGGTTGTTCGGGTCGAAGGTGGGCCGGAAGCACTCGAACAGCAGGCGCTTGCCGCTGCCGGTGCCGTCCAGCACGATGCGGAAGCCCAGATCGCACGCCTGCCCGATGGTCTGGCAGTAGTCAAAGACCGTGCCGCCGGAGGTCTGCTTATCAAAGGTGGTGTCGAAGCCATAGGCGGTGCCCAGTTCCATGCGCGGCCACGGCTGCATGGCGCTCACAAGGCCGCGCATGGCCTGCTCGGCGTTTTGCTCCTTGATGACCGCAGCGGACACCCGCTTTGTCAGCAGCCACGTTGCCGGGTAGCCGCTCACCACGAGGTTCGCGTCCTCGTTTTGGTTGGCCCGGCTGCAGATACGCATCGGGATGCGGGGCGTTTCGTCGCTGCGGACGACCCAGCGGCCTTCCTGCAGGAGCTGCAGGTTTTCGGTCGTGGGCCGCACCTCAAGGGTAAAGCCGCCCTCGGAGTAATACGGGCTGTCCCAGTAGAAGGACACCCACACATCCACCCAGCCCACGCGGACAAGGGTGTCTGCGTCCAAAACGTCCAATCTCATAACGGTTCCGGGATGATGCCCGCCTCCATCGGATAAAAGCTCACGGATGCCCGCAGATAGCTGGCTCCGCTCTCGGCCTGCAGGCTGAGCACGTTGTCGCCGGGCTGCAGCTCGGTGAGGGTGCTGTCCTCGTCGAGGGCAGAGAAGATGTTTGTGGCCACGCCTGCCCGGGTCAGGGTGCAGGCCAGCCGGTCAGACGTGCTGCGGTAAATTTCCAGTGTGTCATCAGGCTGCAAGGTCAGGTCAAAGCCGATGTACGCGCCCGTTTTCAGGTCCACGACCTTCGGGTGCACCACCGGCGTGGTGGTGCAAGACAATGTGGCCGTGAAGGGCACCGGCAGGCTGCCGTCGTTGCGCAGCACTGCCATGGTGCCGTCCTGCCGGATGCCGTAGATGTGGCTGTCGTAGCAGACGGGGAACGAAAGCGCTGGCCGGAAGCCGCCCAGCACGCTGCTGACGGCGGTCAGGTCGTACCAGAAGGGTTTTGGAGTGTACAGCATCAGGCTGCAGCGCGGGTCCGGGGTGTAGCTGGAAAAATAGGGCGTTTTTTGCAAGTCGAACCGTGCGAAATAGCGGTCACCGAAGTAGAGGGTGCCTTTTGTGAAGTACGGCAGGCAGCGGGTGAAAAAGTTCGCGTTTTCCAGCTTGTGCGCACCCCAGAATGTTACATCCAGCGTGCGGGACACGCCGGAGACGCTCTGCCGCTCCACGGTCGTGCCGGTCTGGTTGATGCCCTGAGCCGTTTGCAGGTCGATGTCCACACCGTTGAGCGGGTCGAGGAAGTAGGGCATGTCGTAGTCCCAGCCCAGATGCAGGACGGCACCGGCGTCGGTGACGATCTTTAAGTGATCCTTAAAAAGCACGGTGTCCCTCCTTATCCTCTGCGCTGGCGGCGGGCCTTGTCGGCCTCCCAGCGGGTCTCGCGGGCAAGGTCGGCAGCGGACTGTGCCTTGCTCTGGATGTACTGATTGATGGTGGTGTCGCCCTCGCGGTGGTAGCTGCTGGCGGCGGCACGCACCTGTGCAGTGCCGGAAGCGGCCACGGTGCTGCCCAGCCGCATGTTGTCGCTGAGCACTAAGCTGCCCGCCTGCCGGATCATGTCGGCGAGGGCGGAGTTGGTCTTTTCCAGTGCCTTGGTGTTGGCGTTGATGGCGTCCTCCAGACTGCCGGTGCCGGTGGAGATGTCGATATCGCCGCTGATACCGCCGGAGCCGCCACTGCCGCCAGAAACGCTGCCGCCGCCGGACACGCCGGAGCTCTTTTTAGAGCCGCCCAGCTTGCTGACGATGGCCGCGATGGCGATGCCCAGCGCCACGGCTGCACCCGCCACGATGACGCCCATCGGGATGCCGAAAACGGTTGCGTTCAGGGCCGCAGAGATGGCGGTCATCATGCCCTCAAAGGCCGCGCCGATGGAGCCGATCATGCCAGCGACACCCGCGTAGATGCTGGGGAAGCTGGAAAGCAGCCCGCCCTGCAGGCCCTGACTGATGGCCGTGGCCGCGTTGCTCAGGGGGCCCTTGAGCCCGGTGAAAATGCTGGTGAGGGTGCTGCCCAGCTGGGACGCCTGCTGCCACACGTCGCTGAAGCCGTTGGTCAGGCCGTTGCAGATCTGGGTACCGATGTCCCACGCCTTGGCGGCGATCTGCTGCTGGTACTGGCCCAGCACGCCGTTGATCTTGCCCACGAGCCCGAGGGCGTAGTCCTCGATCTGCTTCTTCTGGTCGCCCGTCAAGCCGTTGTACAGGGTGGCGGCCACCCACTCGCCGACGCCCAGCCAGTCCTGATTTTTCACGGCGCTGTACAGGTCGTCAAAGGTGCCCAGCACGCCCTCGTTGGCTTTTTCCTGCAGCTCTTTCCACAGTCCGTCCAGCGTGTCCGCTGCAGATTTTTTAACCTGCTCGGCCACCTGTTCGGTGCCGTCGGCCGCGATGGTTTTGACCCGCTCCACCGTCACGAGGGCCCCGTCCACCACGTCGTCGTAGGTCTCGGTGATGACCTTTTTCTGGGTCTCCGTGCCGTCGGTGAGCGTCTCGGTCACGGTCTGGGTGGTGGTCTTGACGCCGTCCACCAGCGTGTCAAAGGTCGAGGTGACCGTTTTTGCCGTCTCGCGGACGGTCTCCATGGTCTGCTTGACGGTCTTCTTGCCCTTCTCGTCGATCTCGGTGATCGTCTTGATGTCCTTCAGGACACCGGCCACCAGCTGACGGGAAGTCTCGGTGATCGTCTGTTTTTGCTGCATCGCGCCGCTGGCCATCTGCTGCGTCACAGTTTCCACTGTGCGGGTGACCTGGCCCTCCAGCTCTGTCGTGCTGTCGGTGACGGACGCGACTACGGTCTTAGCAGCGTTTTTTACCTGACGGTCACCTTTGGTCAGACCCTGGGCCAAACCGGCGCAGACGTTTACACCAATCTCGGAGAACACCTTGGAAGGCGAGTGGATACCCAGCAGGCTCTTGACCGTGGAGATCATGCCGTTGACCTTTTCCTGCACCGACGAGACCAGATTGTCCCACCAGCTAAGGATACCGTCCTGGATGCCCTTAACGATGTTGACACCGATGCTGCCCCAGTCGTCCATGCTGCCATCCCAGACGCCGAGCAGCTCGGCAACACAGGCGAGGGCCGCTTCGGCCAAATTTTCGGCCCCGCGAACAATGCCGTCCACCAGAGTGGTCAGCATGGCACCGGCGCACTCGAGGATTTTGGGCAGGTGAGAGATAAAGGCTGCCACAAAACGGGCGATCAGCACGGCGGCGGCGGTGATCAGCTGGGGCAGATTGTCGGTGATGCCGACGACGAGGCTCTCCACTAGCTGAAGCCCGCCATCGTAGATGGCGTCGGCATTATCAGCCAGATACAACGCGAAATCGGAGATGACCTGAACCGCAGAGCTCAGAAGCTGAGGGATGCTGTCTGCCAACCCCTGTACCAGAGCGCCCAGTACCTGTGCGCCGGTGTCAAGCATAGCGGGCATTGCGTCGCTCAGGCTCTGCGTCAGCTGGGTGATGATCTCCACACCGGACTGCATCAGCCCGGGCAGCTGCGCGGCGATGCCCGCCGCCAGGTCAGAGAGAATCTCTCCGGCAGCGGTCAGCATGGCCTCGGGCCCGCCCTCAGACAGGGCCGTTGTCAGCTGGGTGATGACGTCGGTGCCCCACTTGACCACCTCAGTCAGGGTGGGCTCCAGTTCGTCATAGATGGCCAGCTGCAAGCCCTCAAATGCCGAGGACATGATGGTCACGGCGCCCTGCAGGTTGTCGATCTGAGTCGCAGCCATCTGTCCCATCGCGCCGAGGCCGTCACCAGTGGCTTCGCCCGCTGCGTCGATCTGATCTGCCAGCGTCTCCCACTGTTCACCCTGGGCTGCCAGCAGACCGTTGACGGCGGCAAGGTCGGTCTTGTTGAACAGTGCATTGATGACGCTGTCCTTGCCGCCCTGGGTCATGCCGGACATGGCGTCGTTCAGGTCGGTGAGGATGTCATCCAGCCCACGCATGTTGCCCTGCGCGTCATAGACTTCGAGCCCCAGCTCCTGCATGACCTTGCTGGCATCTTTGGTGGGTGACTGCAAAGACAGGATGATATTGCGCAGGTGGGTGCCGCCCTCTGCGCCTTTCAGGCCGACATTTGCCAGCAGGCCCAGCGCCGTGGTCAGTTCCGTGGTGCCTTCCTTCAGATTGGCAGCAGTGCCGCCCACCGTCAGGATGGCTTCGCCCAGCTGTGCCACATTGGCATTCGCCTTACTGGCGGCCATGGCCAGTTTGTTGCCGAACTCATCTACATTCTGCTTGGTCGCTTCGAGCCGCAGCGAGGCCATGGCATCGGTGACGAGGTCGGACGCATAGGCTAGGTCCATGCCGCCCGCTGCGGCCAGGTTCAGCACGCTGGGGAGCACCTCGGCGGCTTTGTCGGCGTCGTAGCCTGCCAGTGCCAGATAGTTCAGGGCGTCCGCTGCCTGTGTAGCGGTGAACTTTGTGGTCGAGCCCATCTCTTTGGCGACCTTGGTCAGGCTGTCGATCTGGTCCACCGTGGTGCCCATAGTGGCAGCCACCTGGGACATGGACGCATCAAAGCTCATGCCGACGCTGACCGAAGACTGCGCCAGACCGGCCAGCTTGCTGCCTGCGGTCTTAGTCAGGTCTGCAATCAGATTACCGGCGGCCACCGTCATGCTGGATACGCCTTTGGTAAAGCCGCTGGTGTCCAGCTTGGTATCGCCGGTAATGCTGTAGTCTGCCAATGTGTCCACCTCTCAGTCGTGAGCGCGGGCACAAGGGCACAGGCTTAAAGTTTTATTTCGATTTCCCGCTTGCAGGCGGGATTTTTGCATTTGACCCACAAGCCGTGGGCGACTGCGGCGTTTTCTGCCCATACAGGTAACGCCCGGCCGCAGTAGGGGCAGGGGACCGGCACGCGCTCAACGCTGCTGGAAGCGTGCGAGGAAGGCACGGTTGTGATCATCCAGGGTCTCGACATGAGCAGCACCCCCTCTCAGCTCCGGCGGCAGCGCGAAGTGCTCCCGCTGTTCCTCGTAGAAGCGGCGCTTCTCCGGGTCCATCTCGGTGAGGTCAGCGGTGCGCCAGTCAATGATGCGGCTGAACATGCAGTCCTCGCCGATCGCACCCCGCAGCAGCGCCCGGAACCGGAACCAGTGGATGCGCTCACGGGTCAGGTCGATGCCGTACAGCCACTGGAATGCGGCCACGATGTAGGGCGCGTCGCACTGGTAGTCAAAGGGCAGTGTAGCAGCTGAAGAAACCGAGCTTCTTACAGAGGCTCCTTCGGCTGCTTTTTCCCCGGCCTGGTAAAACTCCATCATCCACCGGTAAGCGTCAAAGAGCTTTTCCGGGGTCTCCAGCAGCGGGCGAGGGGCTCTGTAGAACCGCCAGACCGCGCTGCGGGCGAACCCTACCGGGTCTGCATCGGTCTGTCCGCGTACATAGGCATTCACCAGCCAGACCATGGGCCGGAAATCTGGGATGATCTCCTGCCCGTGCCACCGGGTGGGCAGCACGCCGGTCAGCAGGTCAGACATGGCGCTCGGCGGCGATCTGCAGAGCGTACTGAGCCAGCTGCTGCATGGCGTCGGGGTCGTCGCGCAGGGCGTCCACGGCCTGCCGGGCATCGATCAGCTGCTCGGTTTTCTGCTCGTCGGTCAGGGCGGGAACCACCACGTCGGGCTCGCCGCCGTAAGAGACCTCGGTCTGGCCACGGATGAAGGTGTCCTCGGTCGTAGTCTTGGGCGTAGAAATGACCTTGTAGGGGCCGGTCTTTTTCTGTTTGGCAACGGCACGGCGCTGCTCGCGGTTCATGGGCATCGCGGCCGCCTGCTTTACGGTGGCCTGTTCTGCGGCGATGGCTTCCTTGATGGCGTTCGTCACACGGACACATGCGCCGAAGTTGTTTCCGTCCAGACCCAGACGTTCTGATGCGCCCTCGCCCAGCAGCTCGTCGAAGTAGCCCATCATAAGGCGGCACTGGCCGCGCAGAATGTCGGCGGGGCCCGTATGCGCGCGCTTGCTCTCGCGGTCAGAAGCCGCCTGCATGTGCTGCTGTGCCGCGTCCATACGGTCGAGGTCGTTAGCGTTCAGCGCCGAAAATTCAAATTCCTGCCCACAGATGATCATGTATCTGTACCTCCTATAAAATGCGCCCCTGCCAGAGGTGACAGGGGCGATATTGGTTTTATGTTACGCGGTAACGTCGGTCAGGTAGTCGAAGGCTTTGGGAGTGCCCACCGCCTTGACATCCACCGCAAAAGTGGCGGGGGCGTTTGCGGAGCCGCCCACGTCGCTGGTGACGACCAGAGAAGCATTGCCCGTCTCGCCCTTACCGGTGCGGACGCTGAAGTAGACGTAGGGTACGATCACGTCCTTACCGGTGCCGTACTTGATTTTGTGGCTCAGCACAAAGTCCTGAAACGCGTCGCCTACGCAGCGGTTGCCGTTGACAGCAAGGGTGCGCTGGGTGCCGGTCTTGGTGGTGACGGTACCGGTGCGGATGAACGCCTCGTCCGTGGTGGAAGCATTCAGGGAGCCGGAGTGCTCCTTCACGTGGTCGGCGCAGACGATCCATTCGGATTCTTTGGCCTGCTTGGTTTTATCAGTCTGAATAGCGAGGATGAAGTCGTCGGTGTTCTCCTCGCCTGCATAGTCGGCGCGGGGCTCGATGTCCCTCTCGGACTTGAGCGCGGCCAGAGTTTCGGCAACAGTCATAGGTTATCTCCCTTTCTGGTAGTACTGGAGTTGAAGTTGGATCTGGAAGCGGCAGCTGCTGGCATCCTGGCTCATGATGTATCCGGGGGACAGGCAGACCACCTTTTCGGCCTTTTTGCCGTCGGACAGCGCCGGAAGGTTCCGCCGTCCGGACTGTTTCTCTACCCACTCGGCAAATTCATCCCAGAACGCGCTGTTCGCGGCCTGCTGGACGACCTCGGGCGAGTAGACCATGCGGGATGCCAGAACATAGTTCTTCGCCCGGCGGCTGCCGAGGAAGAACTGCTCCAGCACCATTGCCGTGGGTGTAGCTTCCAGTGAGAACTGCATCTGCTCGGTGTCGGCACCCAGATATTCGATGGAGAACACAACATCCCCATCGTTGAGCGTCGTTGCCAGCGGGCAGGAGGCCAGCCAGTCCAGCATGGCTTTGATGTCTGCGGTCTGGCTCATTTGTTGACCTCCTTGGCGCGGGTTTTGACGAAGGACACGAAGTCCTCTTTGTGGTCGTTGACACAGCGCTCACCCCAGTGCGGGCCTTTGCCGTCCTCACGGACGCCCTGCCCGCAGGGTAAGCGGTAATACTGCGCCGCTGCGTAGGGCGTGGTGTGTCGGATGAGACCGCTGCCCAGCACCGTGCTGTCTTTGGCGCTGTCTGCCAAAGCACCGGTGCGCAGCGGAACGTAGGGCGTCACCAGCCGGATGAACTCGCCGTCCGCTTCCTTCTGCAGGCGCTGAAAGCCTGCCTCGGTGCGTGGCTTAAAGTTCGGGTCCCAGCGGATGCCGAGGTTGATCGGACCGCTCATCACGTCACCTCCACATACCAGTGCGGGCAGCGCCCGTCACGGTTGTCCTGGATGCTGGTGACGGTGCCGTTGCACCCGCTTGGCAGCGTTACCTTGTCCTCCGGGGCCAGCGTCCAGTGGCAGGCCCTTACGGCCTCGTCTGCGGCTTTGAATGCCGCCGGGTTGAGAAAGGCGCTTGCCGCGTCCAGCGGCGGTTCTGCTGTGCTCTGCGGGGCTGCTGTGGAGTGTCCCACAAAAATGCAGATCTCGGAGCTGCTTTTCGGGGCAAAGCCGGAGCCTGCACCAGACTGTGCGCCGGTACCGGCTGCGGCCACTTCCCGGCAGCTCACGCCAGACAGCACCGTGGTATAGCTGGTGCTGCCAGTGCCCTGCCGGATGCAATGCACCAGCGTGACACTCTTTGTTGCGAGAAGGGGTTTGCGCATAGGCAGCCCTCCTCTCAGCGTCTGCGGGGCGGGCGGTAGGCCCCTCCCTGGTACAGCATCCAGCGGGTGACCGGTGCAGAGAGCACCTCGGTCACGATTCGCTGCTGCTGTCTCCCCAGATAAGCCTGCTTGTCCAGCCCGGACGCATAGCTCTCGGTGTACCCGTGGTTGGTCACGCTGGTCACGCCGTCCCAGGCGGTGTCCAGCCCGGACGCCAGATACACCAGCCTGGCCTGACACTCCCGGAGCTGGTTGATCTGTTCTTCGGTGTCAGCCAGACCGGCGCACCAGCGGGTAGCACCCAGGATGAACAGAGCTGCGTCTGCGGCAAGCGGTGTGAAGTCCGCCTCCGTCAGTGCCGCACCGGGATACCGGGCGGTAAACTCAGGGTAGGTGAGCCAGCTGTTCATAGCTCATTCCTCGGTAAAGTTCGCCTTGGGAATGCTGATCTTGCCCATGCGGACATTCTTGTGATCGAACTTCAGGGCCCAGTTTGCCTTGTTGGTAAATTCTTCATCCGTGGGGGTCGGCTTGTTGATCTTATCGCCGTCAAAGGAGATGCCGTTCGGGTGCAGGATGAAGGAGCGGTTGTTGTACAGGATGTCGGTGCCGCCTGCCTTGGCCGCGTCGTACTCGGTGTAATCCGGGGTGACGACCTTGGGGTCGGCGGTCAGCACAGAGCCCTGGCCCAGCAGGAGGGTGTTGTAGTTGGTGCCGTCGTCGGTGCCGCGGTCATTCTCGATGACCACCAGACCGTTGATGGTGGGCAGACTGACTTCCTTCTGCAGCACGTTGGTAATGACGTACTTGTTGTAGTTCAGCAGGCCCATCTTCTTGTACTCGGCCAGGATTTTGGAATGCACCACCAGCAGACCGAACTTGCCGGAGAAGTCGCCCAGAGCGCTCTGCTGCACATCGATCAGCTGGTTGGCGGTGACGCCGCCGGTCTTGACGGTCAGAGAGTGGCTTTCCAGGCCGGAGACGCCCAGTGCTGCGTTGACCAGCTTGACCAGCAGGCTCTGCTTGTACATGCGCCAGTAGCGGCCCGTGTTTCGGGCCACCGCTGCCATGGGGTCGGCTGCGGTCAGCTCACGGGTCAGCTCGGTGGCCTTCCAGGCCTTCATGCGGTCGATGCGAATCCAGGACTGCTTGCCGCCGGAGATTTCGGTGGGCACGTTGTCCTGTTCACCGTCGCGTACCAGAGGGGCGTCGGTGTCGGGGTCCAGAGGGTTGTAGAAACGGATGGTGCCCATCGTGCCGCCGTTGTCCAGCGAAGTGGCCAGGCTCTGGTCACTTGCCAGAATGCCGGAAGCAAGGATGGAATCAGAGAAGGTGGCCTCCTGATCCACGAAGCCCTGGTAGACCTCGGGGTCAAACGGGAAACCGCCAAAAGTGCCGGGAATGGGCATAGTTTAGTTACCTCGTCAGTGTCGTGCAGCTCTGATTTGTGCGGAGAGCTGCTGGAAAAGTGCCGGGTTGCGGGTGCGCAGAGCCATGCGTTCTACGCCAGTCATCTGCAGAAACTCCTGCAGGGTGGGCTGTGCACTGCCACCCTGACTGCGGGGCTTCGGGACGATGATCGGGTTGGCGGGCTCCTGCGGCTCGGTGTTCGGCTGCGGGCCTGCGCCGTTGTCCTGCGGGACGGGAGCGCCCTGCTGGAACAGATACGGCTTGCGGGATTTGAGGTCAGCAAAGGCTGCCTTGACGTCCTCGGCCTGGTTCTTGCTCTCGCGCAGTGTAGCTCTGTCCGGCAGCAATGCGATAGCATCGTTCTCATCCAGAGCACCCGCCTCATGAGCGGCAGCGCGCAGCACACCGGTGAAAGTGAACTCTGCGGCCTGCTGGTTCAGCTGATTGGTCAGGCGGGTGATCTGACTGCGCAGATCATTGACATCCACGCCCTCGAAGGCCGCCAGACCCTGCTGTGCGGTGGTCAGCTGCGCCTGCAGGCCCTGTACGGTGGCCTGATGGGCGGCTTCGTCCAGACCGTGCAGACGCATGACTGCGTTGATCTGCTCCTCGGTCAGGCCCTCGATGGCTTTCAAATCCTCACGTCTCATGTTTTACCTCCCGTTGGGCCTACGGCGTTGGTGTCGCGCTGCCGTGCGCGGGCCCTCTGCACCTCTCTGACACCGGGTGCGCGGTGTGATCTGGAGTTATCGTATCACATCCCGGGAGGTAAAAACGTTACGAGTTGGTTTGACTACCTGTAACTGAGCATACGGAAATTCCTATAAACCCTACGCGGGCGGGCATTAAGCGCGTTCTCGCATGTGTATACTCTTATTTTCTTCTGTTCAGGGTCAGGATAAGAGTTTGAGTATGTTCTGTATGTTTTGACCCGAAAATCCGCATGAACACTCACTTTTTCGTGTCTACAAAGCTTGTATGTCACCGGATGTTGCAATCACGGAGACAAATGTTGCATCTTTGGGCAAAAGGAAACGCCCCACCTCGGGAGGTTTGTCCTCCGTGAGGCGGGGCGTTTTGCTGTGTAGCGGTCATTTTTCGTCGGGCGCGATGATGAGCTGGGAACCGTCCGGCAGGACGAACGCCAACTTTGCGCCGCAGATCGCGGCGGCCTTGACGAGGTCTTTTGCCGACCAGCTATCCCGGCGCATCTTGTTCGCCATGGCCTGCGGGGTCGTCATGCCGAACGCTGCGGCAAAGCTGCCTTGGTCGGTTTCTGTCAGTTCAAGCAGGGCTTTCACTCTGGATGATGCGGTCATTTGAAATCACTCCTTCCTGCCACAAGCATATGACGGTCCCTGGCAAAAGTCAACAGCAAAAAGAGATTAAAAAATAAATCAAAAACAACTTGACTTTGTGCTTACGCAGAGGTAACATACAGCCACCGGAAGGAAAACAACGAAAAAAACAACGGAGGTAAACGAAAAATGACCAATGGTGAATTTGAAGCGTATGTTTCTCTGATGGACGATGAGCTCCGTGAGCAGGTCCACGCGGAGCTCGCGCCCTGCACGGACGAGGAGTTCCTCGAACGGTACCAGGAACTGCATGTCGAGAAGTATGGCGCAGAGCTGGAGATTTGATAGGGAGGACTGAATCATGAAGGAGAAGGAACTGCGCGGTCATCTGGGCACGCTGGCGTTCAATATGGATTCTCAGTGGTGCGTCATGCACCGGGAGGACCTGCCGGAGCCGACCCGGGTGTGCGCCGAGGGTCAGTACCAAGGGATGATCTTCACCCTCACCGTTTTGGGCGGCGACTGGGTACGGGATGCCAAGGGCAAGCACCGGGTGTTTCTGATGGACGAATCCAGCCGTGACACCGACGAGTACACCAACAAGGAGGACTGAACCATGAAATTCTATTACAAAGGCCAGCTGGTGCGCACCAGCAAGACGCACACCTACAACTGGGCGATCCTCGAAGAGAAGGACAACGGCACCCTGAAGGTCTACGGCTGCCGGGCTGAGCGGGCAGCGGCTGACGCCGAACTGACGCAGGTCATTCGCCGTGGGCATCCCTATGCGCGGGTCGTCCCTCTGGACACCGAGCCGAACCCTCCGGCGCTGACCTTCGACCAGTTCATGGCTCTGGCCCGTGAGAACTACGGTAAGGGCGGCGACGGCTACGTCGAGTGCTGGGACGACCGCACCTTCGCCTACTTCGTGAAGGAGTTCGGGCCGATCACGAGGGCCAGCGCGCTGGATGCTTTTGCGCAGGCGCTGGATCAGGAGAACGAAGAGCGGGCAATCCGCAATGCTGCTGCGAAAGGAGAATGGTGATCATGAAGAAGCTGAACATCACTTACGACACCGCGGAGATCGAAAACGGCGAGAAGATCGTCGGTGAGACCTGCTACTCCGTCAAGATGCAGGACGCGCTGGCAGAGCAGTTGCTCCGCGACCCCGGCTCCTGCGGGGCCATCGATATGGCCCACCTCGAGTTTCTGCTCCAGAGCGTGGAGATCCTGCAGGGCCGGAAATTCGTGGACGGCAGCATCAAGCACTATGAATTGATAAGGGAGGGCTGAATCATGAAAACAAGTGCGTTCAACCGCATTTATGCGGAGGCCCAGCGTGTCAACATCCAGAGCAGCGAGTGGTTCAACTTCGCCGGGTTCTTCTGGATGCAGTGCACCGAGCACCAGCTGCAAAAGATGCGGGGGTTGCTCCGGGCGCAGGGCTGTAGAACTGTTCAGAAGGACGACGGTGAATGGTTCGCACTGGACAATGGCATTCTGGTCAAGGCAAACTGAGGAGGGCTGATCTATGAAGAAGGTCAACTGGAAGGTCTACGGTGAGGCGCTGGACGCGCTTCAGGCACAGTTCTCTGCGGAGGACGGCATCCAAATCCACAACTGCAACTTTGCTCGGCAGGGTACCCCGGTGAAGATGGGTGTCCAGTGGGCTTCCCTCGGAACCAAGAGCCCGGCGGAAGCCGCCGAGTATGCAAACCGGATCCTCGACGCTGCCATGGCGGCAGAGAACTTCGTGTACAATGGCTATGTGGTGGACTACGGTGGGGGTGAGCAGTGATGCTGGGAAACTTTTACAATGCAAGCTGCCCGGGCTGGAACACGCCGGTTCCGATTTGGCACCGGGGCCGGATGGAGATAGGAGAGCACAGCTTCGAGTGGGAAGCTAAGGTCTACCCGACCGGCAGCCCGCTCGGCATCGACGGCGGGCGCATCTTGAAGCTCTGGGTTGCAGAGCTCGACAAAAGCGCCCCGATTCGCCGAGAGGTCGCCCTTTACGAGCGAGGCTGGTGCACGGAGCCTGCCACGCCAGAGGCAAAGCAGGCGGTGGCTCAGGTGCTTGAGATATTCACTCAGGCAAGTGGTACAAAAGAACAGGAGGATCAACGATGAGCGTGAACGAGGTAGTAAGTTATCTGGACAGCATTTTGCGCGGAGACTGCGATGTGGGGTGCACCCCATTGAATGGGTGTGAAGTAAACGTCTGCCGGACCGGTGAGGAACTGGCAATCACATCTCCCTCTGGGAAAGAGCAATTTCTTCTCTCCATCCGAAAAATGAATTGATGCAGCAAAAGCCCTGAAGGTGCATTCCTTCAGGGCTTTTGTTCTGCTCATTTGTCAGCGGATCTTCTCAATTTCGCCGGTCTCTTTATCCACAAAATACTCAGCCAGAACGGTGCCGCTGCCCAGAACATTTGCGTCGTGTTCCTCTTTGGAGACGTAGTCCTGCACGGTCACATCCAGCTGGCCGCCCATGTTCATGATCTTCGTAGTGGTGTTGTAGTTGAAGTTCACGATGAAGTGAATCTCACTGTCGTCGGTGAAATACTGCTTGTAGTAGTCCAGCGCATACTCGCTCATGTCAATGTTCTCTGCGATCAGCGAAATTCGCCAGTTGCCGGTGTTGTCGTTGCGCACTTTGCTCACCGTGAACTTGATGCCGTCCAGGGGCGAAGATTCCGCAGGCGCCTCACTCTCCGGTGCGGCGCTGGTGCTCTCTGCGGCGCTCTCGCTCACCGAGCTGGCTGGGGCGCTGGATGCCGTGCTGCTGGCGATGCTGGAAGCGCTGCCGCCGCAGGCGGTCAGGCCGAGGACCAGGGCAAGCAGCACGATACCCGCCCGGATTTTATTCTTGATCTTCATAGTGTGAAACCTCCTTTATTCTGGCCTGAATTATAACACGGCCATTTCAGGAAGTCCAGCGCGGTTCATTTCTTTGCCTGGGCTGCGGCACTGGCGGCTTCGCTGCGGCCAAAGCCAGGCACACTCTCCCGCAGCTGGTACTGCTGCAGCCCGGTTTGACTGAGGAAGTCTTTCATCTTTGCACGAGAGGCCGCCAGCTTTGCCGCTGCGGCCTTTTCGGTATCCTTCTGGCCGCTTTCCCTGGCGACGAGAAACGCCCGCTTGTCAGCCCGGATCTGGCGCTCCTGGGCACGCTGCATCTGGGTGGCTTTATACCGCCCGATGTCCTTACCGTTGTAGGTCACGGTAGCGGCATTGATCGCAGCCAGCCGTTCGGGGGTGTAGCTGCGAACGCTGGCGCCCTCCCAGTACATGCTCCAGTTGTGGGCACAGTTGGCACCCATGAAGCCCCGCACATCACCGTAGCCGATGTCGTCCAGCGAGAGGTAGCCGTGCTTGCCGCTGCGGCTTACGATCTGGCCCTGCCACCAGCTGTGGTTGGTCAGATCCTGCCCGCCGTCGCCGGTGCGGGCGCCGACATGGGCGTCCAGCTCCATCAGGTCACAGTCTAGTTGGTCGGCATTGTGGCGGGTGATCTCCCCGGCGGTCTGGTTGATGCCGGTGCGGGTGGCCCGCAGGACTACCACGTCCAGGCTGTCCACATGGCCGCTGGGGTAGGTGATGGCCCCCACGCCCTTAGCCGCCAGCGCGTTCAGCGCCCGGCGGGCGGCATCGTCGGAGCTGAATGCCCCGCTGGCAGCGTCCATGTGGGCCATGTCCAGGTAATAGGCCAGCTGCCGCTGGGTAGTCTCCACCATGTTCTGGTTGCCCATCACCGCCCGGGTCTGGGTCAGGTTGTACAGGGTGTTCATGGTGCGCCGGTAGCCGCTCTCCAGCAGCTGCTGCGCTTCTTCGCTGTCACCTAGAGGGGTCAGAGAGCGGCCCGCTGCAGCGGCATCGCGCAGGTCCTTGTTGTAGGCCTGCTGCATTGCCCGGGCAAACACAGCGGCTTCCTGCGGGCCAAGCTCCTGGGCGATGGCCTGCATCTGCCGCAGCAGGTAGGCTCGGCTCGCACCCAGCGCCTGTGCCCGGAAGCTCTGCCACTCTGCAGTGGAGGTGATCTTGCCCGCTTTGACGATCCGGCGTACCATATCCCGCAGGATACGCTCGCTCAGCTCGTCCCAGGGGGCTGCCATGAGCCCGGCGTAGCCGTTGACCTCGTCCGGCGTCAGCATGGCGTTACCCGGTGATAGCGGCCACCCTCCACCGTGACCTCAAAGCCCAGCAGGCGAACAATGCGGAGGGCTTCGTAGTACTTTTCCCACAGTGCCGGGCTGCGCAGGATGCGTGCATTCGACATCAGCCAGTCCAGCCGCTCGGCGGTCTGCTTCATCCGGGTGAATTTCTCTTTAGCCGTCGCCATTGTCGATCACTCCTTTCAGGATATCGTTGGCCCCAGACTCCTGCTGGATGGCCTGCACTGCCCGTGTAGCGGTTTCCTCGTCTTCACCGAAGAAATGCATCCGGTACTCGGTCTTGCTGCGCAGACCCATGCTGACCTCCTGCTGCCACTGAGCCATCTCAGACAGGCGGTCCAGGATGATGCTGTCATCCCACTTGAAGGAGATATTCAGCTTGCCCTTGCCGGGGGCGTCCTGGATGTGGTCGGCCCAGTAGTCCAGGGCGTCGATCAGGCCCCGCAGGGCGTCCTCCAGGGCTGCCTGCAGGTCGGAAACAGTGGAGTACAATTTCTGCTTGCTGCTGATGATCTCGGTGGCGGTCTTTTCCACGTCGGCTACCTGGGAGAGCACACCGAAGCTCAGGCCCGCATGGCTCTCCACATTGCGCAGGTACTGGTTCAGGCCGGACAGGTAGCTGCCGTCACGCAAGGCCGGGGCGAACACCTGATAGAAGGGTGTGCCGTCCGTAATACCGGTGTTGACGTCGATGCCGTGGAACAGCCGCTCCCGGTGGTGGGGCGCGGTGCTGTCGATGGCTTCCGGGGGCACGCCGTATTCTTTGAGCGCCTGCGCCTTGGACAGCTGCTGCCCGGCAGCGGTGGGCTTGAGGAACCGCTCGTCGGTGTCCACGGCCAGCTCTCCGCCCTCATACTCCCAGTCCAGCCGGGTATACTGCTCGTCGGCGTCGATGATTTGCTTGCGGGCTGGCTCGAACATCGCGGCACCCAGCTCACTGTCGGGGTCAACGCTGTTGACGATAGGGGTCACGAAATAGCCCACGGGCAGCGTCTCCTGCCCGGTCAGATAGGCTACCGGCTCGATCTCGTCCCACTCGGGGCGGATACTCAGGTCCTCGGGGCTGCCCAGGCTGTCCTGGGTGGCGCTGCGGAAGGCCAGATTGACCACCTTGATGCAGGGAAACTGTGTAGGTGCTGCGAGGTCATAGTCCTCCAGTTGCGCCAGCTCGGCATCTCGCAGATCCTGTCGGCGCTCCAGAACGTGCATCCACTCCAAACGGTGGTAGTAGCTGTCGTCCTCCTGGATGGTGTCGATGAACACGCCCTCGGTCAAACTGCCCTCGACATCGTGGGCGACCGGGAAGTACCGGGTTGCGTTTGCAAAAGAGATGCCCAGCTTGCTGCCGCTCTGGTAGGGTTTCCAGATGCCGCTGCCCAGGGCCAGCGCCACCGTAAAAATGCGCCGTTTGCGGGGCGTGAGCACCCGCTGCAGCTGGGTGTTGATCCAATCCGCGCGGTCACTGCCCTCCACTGTGGCTTCCAGCTCGAGTGTCGTCAGCCGGGCCAGCTCGGCGCAGATCAGCGCGGGCAGGTCGAGGGTCAGGGTCTCCGGGTTCTTGTCCAGCGGCAGGCCGTTGATGGCTGCATCGTACCAATCCTCGATAGCACGCTGCATCCGGTCAGTGACAAGGGTCTTGCAACCGATGATATTCTCAATATCTGCGTGGTTTATCATGCGTTTTGAACACCTCTCTTTTGCCAGACGGGCTCCATGGCGTAGCGTGTCATATCGATGCTGTGGTTCGCTGCATCAACATACCCCGGCATCACGTCGCCGGTCTTTTTGTCGATGGCATACTCATACTCGGAAAACTCCCGGGCCGTCCACGGACAGCGCTGGGGGTCAATGACGATCTTTGCACGGCTTTGCAGCCACTTCATACCGTCGGTGACGGACGTGCCGCCATGTGCTGCGTACTTCCGGCAGCCCCGCAGCCGGTCAAAGCCCAGATCGCGCAGTGTAGCGATTGACCGATTGGCCGCGCTGTCGCCGATGATCTCGTCGTGCAGGTGTCGGCGCAGTGCCTCGGCCAGCTGGGCATCGGTCTCCTTCTGCGCCCTGTGCTCCTCGAAGATGTACAGGGTCTGCTGGGCGTGCTGATAGGCCATGCCGCCGAAGTGGTTCGGGTCGGGATACCAGCCGAAGTCCAGGCCGTAGTAGCGGCGGTCGAAGCCTGCAATCTCCTCGCTGGTGATGGGCCGCAGCTCCAAATTCTCAAACACGGCAGTGCCGCAGCCCACGACCTCGCCCAGATACTCGTGGGCGTAGGCCACCGGGTCGCGCTGCTTCAGGGTCTCTGCGTCATCGTAGAAGCGGGGGCCCAGCCACTCGGGCGGGGTGGTCAGGTAGGTTGTGTGATGCCGGAACTGCTTCGGCTTTGCCTCCCGCTTGTACCGGTTGACCCAATGCCGCGCCATGGCGGGGGAGTTGAAGGTCTTGAAAGAAAAGCTGAAGGGGCCACCACGGAATACCGACTGCTCTACGTTTCGTATCTCTTCGGGCCCATCGTATTGGTCGAACTCCTCAAAATGCATCACACCGAAATAGCCAAACGGAACAGCGATGGATTTCAACTTGCCGGGGTCGTCCAGACCGTAGAACTGGATGGTCTGCCCGGTGGGAACATAGGTCAGAGTGTACGGCTTCTTGGTCTGCTTCCAGAGATGCCGGATGCCCATCCGGTCAATCACGCGGTTGTACTCCGGCCAGACGCTGGTGGCAATGGTGTTGCCGACCTTGCGCAGGACGACCGCGTGGATGTTCGGCACCCGCATGACGAGCAGCACCACTTCGGTGGCTGCAAAGGTGGACTTCAAGCTGCCGCGCCCACCATCGCCCAGATACTCGTTATACTCACCTGACCAGATGGCGGTGTGGGCGGCGTAGTATTCAGGGATGATCAGGCTGCTGAGTTTCAGCTGCTGCTTGAGCAGGTTTGGGGGCTGCCGTCTTTGGTATGTCATCCACGAACACCACCTTTCCATCGTAGCCGCGCAGCTCTGGGTGCTCGCTCCAGTGCTCGGGGTCACGGTTTTTCAAAAAGAAGCACATTGCGCCCAGGTCTCCACTCTGGGCTTTCTTGAACAGGGCGTTCTCCACGCTGGCCAGCGCTGCCTCTGCGCCTACGCTGATTGCCTGCTTGATGCGCGGGTCTTGCGTGCACCAGCGCCGGAAAGTGCGCACCGGCACGCCGATCTGCTCGCAGATCTCCGCCTGCGTCAGGCCGTGCATTGCCAGCCGCTGCAGGCGCAGCAGCCCGCTGGGGCTGTTCCATTTTCCGATTTGGGATTCTCGTGCCAAGGTTTCACCTCCGTATGAGAAAACGGCGCACACTGGTTCCACTCTGGAGGAACCCTACGGGCGGAGGATGACCCGAGTGTGCACCGTTTTGGCTATGAAAAATGCCGGGGCGGGAAAGGAGTAGAAAACCGGCCCCGGCAGGGGAATGGTTATTTCAGACGGACGGCCTTTTCACCGGTGAAGTCCTCCCAGCGCTGGACGATCACGTCCACATAGCGCGGGTCGTACTCCATGGTGTAGCACTTCCGGCTCAGCTGCTCACAAGCGATCAGCGTAGAACCGCTGCCGCCGAACAGATCGAGCACGGTCTGCCCGGGCAGGGAGCTGTTTTTGATCAACCTGCCGCAGAGCACCACCGGCTTCATGGTGGGGTGCTCTGCATTGCGGGGCGGCTTGTCGCAGCGGATGACGCTGCTGGGCTTCTGGGTCAGCAGCTCCTGGGCTTTGATGGCCCATTCCAGCAGCTGGTCTTTCTTCATGTGCCGCAGGTCGTCCGGCTTTGCGTCGTCGATGACAGTGGTCTGGCTGCGGTCGTTGACAAAGTAGTGGTTTGCGCCGGGCTTCCAGCCATACAGGCAGGGCTCGTGCTGCCACTGGTAGTCGCTGTGGCCGAGAACGAGGCTGTTCTTGACCCAGACCAGACACCCGTGCAGGCCCCAGCCTGCCTCCCGGAACATGGCCCGGAAGGCCTCACCCTCCGTGTCTGCGTGGAAGATGTACGCGCTGGCACCGGTGCGGCAGGCCTCGAAAGCCCGGCTGTATGCCTGAAGCAGGAACTGCCGGAACTGGCTTTCTGCCATGTTGTCGTTCTCGATCTTCTTGCCGTTCGAGCCCTGATAGTTCACGTTGTAGGGCGGGTCGGTGAGCAGCAGATCAGCCAGCTGACCGTCCATGAGCTGCTCCACGTCCTGCGGGCTGGTGCTGTCGCCGCACATGACCCGGTGGTCGCCCAGCAGCCAGATGTCGCCCCGCTGGGTGACCGGCTGCTCTGGGGGCTCTGCGGTGAAGTCGTCCTCTTTGACCTCCTCATCGATCTTGATCTGGAGGTTCAGGCCAAAGTCGGCCATGTCGTAGTCGATGCCGGTCAGCTCCTGCACCAGAAGCTGCAGATCCCACTCGGCAACTTCGCCGGTGGAGTTGTCTGCGATGCGCAGCGCCTTGACCTTTTCCGGGTCGAGCTCTGCCGCAACAATGACCGGCACTTCCTGCAACTTGAGCCTCCGGGCGGCCTTGTACCGGGTGTGCCCTGCAATGATCACGCCGTCCCTGTCCACGATGATGGGGGACTGAAAGCCAAACTCTTTGATGCTGTTGGCGACGGCTTTTGCGGCCTCGTCATTGCGCCGGGGGTTATTGTCATAGGGGCGGATTTCGTCCAGCCGTTTGTACTCGATTTGGTGTTTCACGCTCTCCATGCAATCCCTCCGGGCAAATAAAAATAGGCTCTCTGGCAATTGTACCAGAGAACCTATGGCAAAACGTTACGACTTACTTTTTGGCTTTCGTCTTGGTGGTCTTGGGCTTAGCTTTGGGTGCTTTGAGAGCCTTTTCCAGAGCCGGATAGGGGTCCTTCCAGTTGTCCGGAAGATCACGCTTTTCAATGCGGCCAGTGTGCGCATCCCATTCCATGGGGGCGCACTCGTTAGCGTTTCTGGAGGTCATGCCCTGTTTCTTAAGCTGTTCAATACGGGCCTGAATCAGCGTTTCTGCATTCAGCGTAGCCTTTTCAATCTTCTTCATGCTTGAACTCCTTTACCAGTCGATTCCCCCGTGCACAACCTGCTGTCTGCTCTTAACTGTCTTGCAGATGGTTAAGGCTTTACGGCTATATGCAACCTTGTATTGCCCGGCATCGTATACATTGTACCCGGAACTTGTCAGCCAGATGGTTTTTAATTCACTGGCTCCCCACTGCGTACCGGTGTGGTTGCCCATGAGGTACTTGTATGTTTTCGGGTGCTTGTTCTGGAAGTCGGTCTGCGCCTGAAACAGTTCAGAAAAGGTTGCGACCTTTGCATTTCTGTTCAGGAACAGCTTGACCTGAGAACCATTTGCTCCTGCATAGTACCTCGCATTGCTGACAGCACTGGTATCGAGATAAGTACCGCTTCCATGAGTGCCAAACGAGGCATACGCCGTACTGCCTGTTTGCAATTGCTTCAGAGTTTTTACGGCGGAAGCCGAGGTTCCGTCGGTGGACTTATCGCTGTGGTACAGTTTGTTCGCGCCTGCTTTGCGGCGGGCCTTGCCGAATGCCACATCGTCCAGAACCTCGGGCATCTCGTTTGCCAGTCCGGTGGCATTCAACCATCGTTGACAGAAGGTGTCATTCTGGGAGCCATCCGTTGCGATGGGCTGCGCAGCAATCGCTTTGACCGTATCCAGCGCATCCTGATCGCTCATCTGCATCAGGGCCGCCGGGTTGCTCTTGATCTGTGTCAGCAGCTGCTGCTGGCGGGTCTGGGGTGCAGCCTGCGCCGGTGCTTTCGCTGCACCGCCTGCGCTGCCGCCTCCACCCATGCCGTGGCTGCCGCCCATGCTTCCGCCTCTGCCTCCCATGTGAATCCTCCCTTGGCCGTGAATTTCTCGGTCAAGAGTAACATGAAAAGCGGGGGCAAAACGTTATGACTTACTTTTTCTTGGCTTTCGCCTTGGTGGCTTTCTTCTTGGCTGCGGGCTTCTCCATGCCCAGATTGGGGAAGGGGCGGCTCGTTTTCGGGGTGTCAAGAGGCCGGAACTTCTGCTCTGCGGCTTCGATCTCTTTCAACTTCTGTGCGGAAATTTTCGCCATAGTGAGATACCTCCAATTTAATTTTACCACACTTCGATTTCCAGTTCAATCACGCGCTTGCCGGAGCCGAGGGTGTGCGAGGGCCCGGTGCGGGTAGACCGGACACCGGTGATTTTGTGGTGTGTGCCAACGGCCAGAACGGCTTCCGACTGGCTGGGCTGGATGAACGCCGCCCGGGTGCTCTTGGCGGTGTGATACCGGATCAGCACCTCACGGTTGCCGGAAACGGAGCCGCCCTGACCATGCTTGCCAGTGCTTCGCCTGCCGCCAGGCTGCGGCCAGAAGGGGTTGTCCCGGCTGTCGTAGGCCGTGGACTCCAGACAGTCGTTCGTCCATGTCTTGCCCACCAGCGCCTTGCGCAGCTGGCTGTCACTCATGCTCTGGTAGTTGTTGATCTTCAGGCGCTTCAGGAAATCGTCGTGGTCGGCGCGGTACAGGGTGGTTTCCTGCCCGATGGGCTTTGCCAGCTTGTCCACTGCGTCCATCATGGCCTGCTGCCGCTTGGTCAGGGGCAGCCCGTTGGCCGCTGCCCAGTTGGCGTTCTGGCTCAACGCCTTGCCGTTGCTCTGCATGACCGGGTTGATGTAGTCGGTCACGCCTGCTGCCAGTGCCGGGTCACGCATCATCTGCCGCTGTGCGGCGCTCTCCATCGCGGAGACCTGCTGCGGTGTCAGGTGGCCGAAGCCGTTTGCACCGGTGGGCGGGCCTGCCTGCTGGGGCGCTGCTTGAACTGCCGGTGCTGCCTGAACAGCAGGTGCCGCCTGAATCGCGGGCATTGCCTGTGCGGCTGCTGCGGGCGCTCCTGCGCCGCCCCCCATGCCCTGGGAACCTTTCATGCTGCTGCCTCTGCCGCCCATTACTGCGCCTCCCCTCTGGCCCTGACGCGGGCCGCCATGCTGTGTGGGAATGCCTGCCAGGACACGTTGTGCTCCCGGAGCATCGCTGCCATCTCCTGCGGCACTTTGCCGTAGACCAGCAGCTCCTCCGACTCGGTCTGCCGGATCAGCTCCGCCACGCCGCGCAGGAGCCCTTGCAATGCGTCCTTGTGCACCAGGCATCCCACCGTGCTCACAGCCACTGCGCCGCCCTTGCTGATGCCGTCGAAGCACCAGCGGAAGCTGTCCTCGTCCGACCAGCTTGCGGTGGGAATGGCGCAGACACCGTTGTGCTGAAGCCATGCGGTCAGCAGCTGGTTCCGGTAGTGGTTCCAGTGCTGGATGGGCGCGGGGAAGTCGGTGTAAAGCGAGAAGTCCGGGCCGATGACCAGCGGGCACTTCTCCAGCGCGTAGAGGTACCGCTCCGGCATCCTCCAGAATCGCTCGAACTGGTAGTCATCGAGGAAAAAGTGCACGCCTGCGTTCTCCGGGTGCTTGCAGGTCAGAAGCTCGTTGAAGCCGATCAGGTGGTCAACCCCGAAGGGCAGTGACAGGGCCTGGGTGACAGGGTATCCCGCCGGGGTCAGCTCGAGGCCGTCCAGCAGGAACCAGTTCACCAGCTGCCCTGTCCTCATCCTCTCGTTAGAAAAACCCATGCTCTGTCCTCCTGTGTGTTATCCAGAAGAGCATAGCATGGGTTTTGCTGTGAAAACGTTATGACTTGCGCACAGCGGCCCCTGCGGGCTTCTGTGCGGGGCTCTTGAGTGCGTTGCGGGAAGTTTGCCGCCTTGGGTGCTGCGCGGCTCTCAGAGGCGCTGCAGCTCCTTCCAGGCCCAGACCCGCAAGGTCTCAGGGGATATGCCGCCACCGTAGAGCAGTGCCGCTTTTTGCCAGCTGACCTTGCCCGGCCCGAGAAAAACGATCTCGAAGGCCAGGCGGGTCAGCGGGTCGGTGATCGTGTCAATGAAGCCCCGCCGCTGGGCGCGGGGAAGTCTGCGGAATGCCCGAATACTCACTTGCTGTCTCCTCTCTGCGCCGCCTTGATGTGGGTCTTGACGGCCTGCATCAGGCTGTTCTGGTCGGTGTCCTTGCGGTTCAGCGCCTTGACCACCATCTCGTCGGCACCACCCTTGACGATCAGCCGGTGAACGATGACGCTCTGGGTCTGGCCCTGGCGGTAGAGCCGCGCTTCGCCCTGGGCGTAAAGCTCCAGGCTCCAGGGCAGGCTGTACCAGATCAGGTGGTGACCGCCCTGCTGCAGGTTCAGTCCGTAGGCGCAGCTGGCGGGCTGGGCCAGCAGAACGTCCAGCTTTCCTGTGTTCCAGTCTGCGGCATCCTGCCCGGAGCGCAGCACGGCGAATCTGAGGCCCTTGTGGCGGGCTCTCAGTGTCTCGGTGAGCTGCTCCTCGTCGAAGCGAAAGCCGTAAAACACGAGGGCTTTCTGGCCGTCCAGAGCGTCGATCAGCTCATCGAAGGCGTCCAGCTTGCACCGGTGGATCGGAATGGTCCGGCCCTCCTCGCTGTAGATGCTGCCGTTGCACAGCTGTAAGAGCTTGCCGGTCAGGGTGGCGGCCTGCTGGGCGGTGATGGTCTCGCCGTTCACTTCCAGCAGGTAGTCTTTTTCGAGCTTTTTGTAGATCCTCTGGGCAGTCGTATCCAGCACCACCGGGATGTCGTCGATGATCTTCTCCGGCAGGGTCAGGTGGTCGGCTGCTTTGAAGCTCAGGACGATATCCTTGATGCGGCCTTCCACCGCTTCGGCTGCGCCCTCCCGGGGTTCGTAGCTGTACTCGGTGGGCCAGAAGTATGTCTTGCGGTAGTGGGTGATGTACCGGCCCAGCCGCTCGCCCTGGTCGAGCAGGTAGATCTGGGCCCAGAGATCCAGCAGGCTATTGGGCCGGGGCGTGCCAGTCAGCTCTACCACTTTGTGCACCCGGGGCCGCACGGCCTTGAGCGCTTTGAACCGCTGGGCTGCGTGGTTCTTGAAGCTGCTGGCTTCGTCCAGCACCACCATGTCAAAATCCCACCTCCGGCCCAGTGTGTGCACCAGCCAGGGGACGTTCTCGCGGTTGATGATGTAAATATCCGCCTGGGCTGCCAGAGCGGCTTTGCGCTGCTTCTCGGTGCCCAGCACGGTGGAAATGCGCAGGTGCCGCAGGTGCTCCCACTTGGCGGCTTCGTCCTGCCACGTCGCTTCGGCGACCTTCTTCGGGGCAACGATGAGCACCTTGTCGATCTCCAGCCGGTCGTAGATCAGCTGGTCGATGGCAGTCAGGGTGACGACAGTCTTGCCCAGGCCCATCTCCATCCAGAGCGCCACACCGGGCTTTTCCAGAATGGCGTCGATGCCCGCCTGCTGGTACGGGTGCGGGTGAAATTGCTGCATTGCTTTGACCTCCGTTTCTTTTAGGGCAGCGTGTCAGTCGTCGATCTCCTCATCGTCAGGCCCTTCGCTGTGGTCTCCGATGAAGTGCCATGCTTTCATAGCCTCTTCATCTTCCGTCTGCCGCCGGAGGCTCTCGGCGCTGAGGTCTGCGGCCAACTGCTGCGCTTGGTATTTGTCGTTAACCTCGTGGCATGGGAAGCCAAAGCTCTGGATCTTCTCTCGCCACCACTCCTGCAATCCTCCCGCCTTGACCTTTGCCCCGGGTCGCTTGAGTTCCACAAAGGCGATGATGCCGCCGGGGAAGAGGATCATCCGGTCAGGTACACCTCTGTGTCCGGGACACACCCACTTCAGGCACAAACCTCCCTCGGCCTCCACGGCCTTGCGCAGGACGTTTTCGATGCTCTTCTCGAGGGGCTTATTTGTCGGCATTTTAGTTTCTCCTTTCGTGCTTGGGCTGAACATACAAACATACTCAAATCCTATAAAACCCTCACGCGAAGAATATAAAGCTCTCACGTGTATGCGCGTGCGCTCTTATTTCCTTTGATTTTTCCCTTTAAAGAGAAAAAGTGTGTATGTTGAGTATGTTTTGGCCTGAAAACCCGCATGGATGCTCGCTTTTTCGTGCATACAAACTTTTTGGCCTTTGTATGTTGGCTGTATGTTGTGTATGTTTTGACCGCTGCTGCGGCTCTTGTTTTCTTCGGTTCTCTTAATGTTTGCCGAGTTCTCTGTATGCTCGGTTTCGCCGACCTGCTCTGTATGTTCAGTATGTTTTTCAAAGCGGTTTCGGTGGGTTCTGTATGCTCGTTTTTGGGCGGGTAGTTACTCCGATTTTCTGCGCCAGATACGCTGCATTCCGTAGGGCCCGCAGCGCTGGGGGTACTTGCCCGGAGCCCACCCCGGGAGGCTATTCAGCACGGCTGCAATGCGCTTGGACTGCTGCCGGTCGGGGGCCTTCCCGGTGCTGTCGAGCACCTCTCGCCAGACCTCGTTGACGCAGATCGAGGTGCGCTGCTGGGTGGCAGTGGCAGGGTCTGCAGGGCCGTTCTCCCACCAGCAGACCCGCTCGTCGATGGTGCGCTTGGCCCAGTCCAGAGGGAGGGGCTTGTCCAGAAAATCGAGAATGCTGCCCTCCCAGGGGTCGCGCTCGGTGTGCGCCTGCTGCTCTGCCAGAGCGGCCTTTTGCAGCTCATCCCGGAGGATCAGCTCCTCTCCCGCGTTGAATCGGGCCACTGCTTCGGCCCACAGCTGATCCACTTCTGCGGGGGTCAGATCGTCGTGAACGACCCGTGTGCGCCGTTCATAGCTGCAATCTATGGGCCAGTATCGGCGGTTGCCGGTGGCATCGCGGAGAAAATCGGAGCTGTTGGAGGTGCCGAAGAACACACACCTGCGGGGGTACTGCACCGTCCTCCGGCCATAAGCGGCCCGGTATCTGTCCTCCGTCTGGCTCAGGAACTGCTTGGCTGCCTCGGATTCGCTCCTGCTGAAAGCCGTCATTTCGCCCAGCTCTACGATCCAGACACCCCGCAGGTTCTCCCGGGCCTCCTTGCCGTCGAAGCTGGTGATGCTGTCGTTGAACCACTCCTTGCCCATCCGGCTGAGGAGCAGGCTCTTGCCGATGCCCTGCTTGCCGCTGAGGATGCAGATCTGGTCGAACTTGCAGCCTGGGCGGAAACACCGGGCCACCGCAGCAACGAACATCTTCCTGGTGACCGCGCGAGTGTAGCTGCTGTCCTCCGCGCCTAAGTAGTCGATGAACAGAGTGTCCAGCCGCTCGGTGCCGTCCCATGTAAGCCCGCTCAGGTACTCCCGCACCGGGTCTTTGGCGTGGCGGCCTCCGGTCAGCGCCACCGCGTCGGCGGCTTTATTGACCCCACTGAAGTGGTAGGCCGTCTCCAGATACCAGCGCACGCCAGCGTCGTCCTCGTCGCTCCAGTCCCGCTCCTGGGTCTTGTCGCTCCAGGGGAAGGGGCCCTTGCACCGCAGCCGCTCCGAGAAGGTATCCGACCAGATCCGGCCTTTGAGCACCGGGTCGTGCTCGAGGATGAGCCAAGCATTTTGAATGGTGCAGGCAATCGCGCCCTTCTGGGTGCGGTCGAGCTTTTCCTGCCACTTATCCGGGTCGGTGTCCTCCTCGGGCAGCGGCTCGAAGCCCTCCATCGCGTGGTCTACGGTCTCCTGCCGCAGCAGGGCCGCTGTGGGGCCGTCGTTCTCGGCCAGGGCCCGCATCTGTTGCCAGCTGGGGAGGGACGCTGCGGGTGTGCCCGGCGCGGCATCGGCATCCAGCTGACCGAAGAGGTGGATTCGCACCAAATCCCAGGCATTCAGCAGCTTGCCGCCTGCGGGGTCGGTGCTGTGGTGGCTGTAGATGAAGTTGCCTTTGTCGTAAAGCACCGCGCCCGCCGTGGTGCTGCCTGCGGCGTAGGTCAGGCGGCCTGCGCCTGCATCCACGTACACACCGGGGAGAAACTTCTCAATCGCTGCGGGCACGTCGTAAGTCCGGCAGAAAGCGCCCACCACGCCCTGCTTGGCGGTGGGGTCGGCCTGCTTGCCGCCGGGCAGCTTGACCGTCTCAGCGGAGCAGGCGGGCCATTGGCGCACGTCGTGCCAGTCCTCGTAAAGCCAGAGGGTGTCGTCCACGCTGATCCGGTCACCGTCCTCGGTGGCCTCGCAGACCCACTGGCTGTCGCTGCTGCGGCTGGGCCAGTACATCAGGCGCTCGGCTTCAAAGGTGGTTTTGTCGAACACCTGCATGGTGGGGTCGAGCATCTGGGCCACCATTCGGGCGCAGGGCTGGTACTCCTCTGGCTGCATCACGCGGTCGGTGGGGAAGATGGCCCGCAGCCGTGGGTGCTCCGGGTCGTGCTTCCGGGTGGAATAGACCGCTGCTGTGCCCAGGGCCTTGATGGCGGCCACCCACTGCTGTGTGCTGCCGGGGGCGCAGCCGTCCATGTCCAGCGTGATCAGGCTGCGCCCGGTGCAGCAGCCGCGGCGGCGCAGGCCGTCCCGCAGGCTGCCGCCCACAAAGCCGCCCACGTCCTTGCGCTTGTCCTGCTCTGCCTTGGGCAGGGCCATGTACTCGGCGTGGGTCTCGGTGCCGCAGTTGCGGCTCATCCGGCCTTTCAAGGCGAGAATAAAATCCCCCCATGAAAGGGCTCGGCTTTCCCACTCGGCCGCCCATCGACTGTCGCCCACGCTGATTTCGATCGGTGTAGCGCTCATGAATCCACCTCCTTCAGCGGGCCGTACTTGTACAGCCGCGCGTTCCATTTGGACTTTGCTTCGATCTGGGTGCTGCCGCGTTCGCCGACTCTGCCACAGTGGGCGCAGACCACCGACCATCCGCCGTCCCAGGCGTACTTGCTGCTCTTGCGGTAGCGGGCCAGCCCGACTTTGCCGTTCGGGCGTTTCTCTGCGTCATAGGGCACCGCCCCGCAGGTACAGGCGAACAGTTCCGAATTGTCGGGCGGGTATGTGATTTTCTTCATCGTCCTCAGTCCTTTGTAAAAAAGTCGCCGTGCCAGCCTGCGGCGTTCAGGGGCAGGCCCTCGGCCCAGGGCGGCACGATGCTCATGATGCGTACCACATCCTGAAGTGCGGTGTCTGCGTCCTGCGTGTCCGGCAGCTCGATGATCACCTCGTCATGGACGTGGAACACCACCCGGTAGCCCGCCCGGCGCAGGTTGTCCAGCGCAAAGGCCAGACAATCCCGGCCCACAGCTTGGGTGAGGTTCTCGGTCAGCTTGCCGCCGTAGGTCTCCGCTTCCCGCCAGCCGCCGTTGTCCCATTCCTTATAAGTAATGCGGTCATCCGGCGTGGTGCCGGGGTCGGCATAGAACAGCTTGCGCCCACTGGGCAGCTGCAGGGTCAGAAATGGGAAGGGAAAATCCGGGGCAAGTTCTTTGCGGAAGATCACGCCCGCCCGGGGCTGGGTGGTCTTGCCTGTGCGGATGGTGTGCACGGCGGCGTCCTGCATTTTGCGCCAGAGCTTACAGATGCGTGGGTTCTGTCTGCGCCAGCGGTTCACGATGTCCTGCAAACCGTCGTCGTCCAGACCCAGCTGGTCGCCGCCCATGCGCTTCATGGCGCCCACACCGCCCTGGTAGCCCAGGGCCAGGGTTGCCACCTTGCCGCGCTGGCGGTACTTGTAGTTGGGGTTGCCCTTGACGATGCTGTCAAACGGCACCCCGAAGATGCGGGCGGCGGTGGCTTCGTAGATCTTGCCGGTGGTGCGGAACACGTCCAGCACCCAGTCTTCGCCCGCCAGCCAGGCGATCAGCCGGGCCTCGATGGCCGAGAAGTCGGCATCCACGAAGGTGCCCCCTTTGCCGGGCACCAGCGCCGTGCGGATGAGCTGGCTCAGGGTGTCGGACACATTGTCGGTCAGCAATGCCAGTGCTTCAGGGTCGTGTAACTTGACAATAGCCCGCCACTCGTCCTGGTGGTCGAGGTAAGTACGGGGCAGGTTCTGCACCTGAAGCAGCCGCCCCGCCCATCGGCCTGTCCGGCTGGCTCCGTAGAACTGCAGGGTGCCGCGTACCCGGTGGCCGGGGCCTGCGCTGGCCGCGATGGTCTCGTATTTGGTGTTGCTGGTTTTGCCCAGCTGCTGCCGGAGCTCCAGCACCCGGCGCACATCGCTGGGCAAGTCGCCTGCCAGTGCCTTGCCCACATCCTCTTTGGTCAGGCCGGGCATCTCCACGCCCCGGTTGCGCAGCCAGCCGAGGAGCTGGGCCCGGCTGCCGGGGTTTGCCAGCCCTGTCAGGGCTTTGCACTCTGCGGTCTGCTCCTCGGTGATCAGCGCGGAGCAGGCAAGGGCGCCCTCCACCAGTTCCATGTCCACGGCCACGCCCCGGGCGTTCATCTCCACGTCCTCCCGCCACTGCTGCATGATCTCCTCCGGCACCGGCCATGGGGCCAGCTTCCAGTCGTTGGCCCGCTCTGCGATCACGTCCATGCCGTTGTACTTGCAGAACAGATGCCATTTGGCGGGGTCGTGCTGAGGCAAGTTGCGGGTGCGCCCGCCGTTGCGCTTTGTGGGCTTGCAGGGCTTGCAGAAGTAGGTGATCAGCGCCTTGCCCTCTTTCATCTTGAGGGCATCTTCCGGCTGCTGCAGTACCTGACCCAGTGCACCCAGCTGGGCGGGCAGTCCGCAGTAGAGGGCGTGGATCATGCTGCACTCCCACTGCTGCAACCAGAGCACCCGCTGTTCCAAGCTCAGCTCCATGTACTCAGACAGACACCACCACTCGAAGGCGGCGTTGTGCGCCCGCTTGATGTAGCTGGCATCGAACAGCCACGGCATACTCACATAAAGGCAGCACCGCGGGTCAGGTTCCAACGTCAGGTCAAGCACTGTCGGTGCGGCTGAATCTTCTGCGCAATAACCGAACAGCAGCACCTGAAACTCTGGATCCTGTGCGTACCGGAAAAGCCCGACTTTGCTGATGTCCTGTGGAGAATAGGTCTCAATATCAACCGTGATGATTTTCACAGGGCAGTCCTCCTTTCCTGATAAAAGACCGGAGGTCCTTTGCGGGGGCCTCCGGTGTATGGGCGTTTAGTCGAGGAAACTGTCATCATCGTCACTCAGAACATCGAAGCCGTCCAGGTTGTTGCCGCCGCTCAGACGCTCGCCATCGCGGACTTTGCGGATGGTCTCAAGGCCTGCGCCGATGCCCTTGTTGCCGCTGGCGCTGTAGCTGAAGAAGCCCACCTTGACCTGAGCGTAGCAGCCGCTGTACACTTCCTCCTGGTCGAGGATCTCGGCGCACTGGCGGTCTACGATCAGCGGGCGGCGGTTGGCGTTGGCATTGGCGTTCATGAACCAGCAGCCCGCGTAGTTCTCGTCGTCCTTCTCCTCATCGCCGTCGCGCAGGGGCTCCTTCAGCTTCGGGGGCAGCTTGCCGCCCCACTTGGCGAGGGACGCGGGGTCCTTCTTGACCGCTTCCATGGCGGCCTTGATCTTGGCCAGGGTCTCGGTGTCCTTCTTGGAGATCAGCAGGCAGCAGCTGTATTTGGGGTCGCCGGTGCCGTTCACCTGCTTGGGCTCCCAGATGTTGGCGTAAGACAGGCGGCAGGGGATAATGACTTCATTTGCGTTCATAGTTCAATCCTCCATGGGCTCGAAGCCCTCTAAACGGTCGTAGGCAGGGCGCGGGTCGCTGGCTGCTGCCAGCTTGGGCGCGCCGGGTGCCCGTGTGATAAAGGCCGACATGGTCTCGGCAAATTTCTTTTTGCCGATCATCTTCTCGGCAGCGGTCAGGGAAATGGGGGTGCGGGTGTACAGCATGGCCTCGTCGATGCCGTCGTGCTCCATCTGCTGGAACGCGGCGTCCTGGTCTGTCCACTTGCGGGTGCTGCGGCCCTGCACCAGCTTCCAGCCGGGCAGGATACGGCCCTCCATCAGGGCCTGCTGGGCGTAGTCCTCCAGCTCTTTGGCGTAGGCGGCCAGTCCTTCCAGCTTTTGCAGCCACTCGCCCAGCTCCTCGTCGGAGAGCGTAGCGGGCTCCGGATAGGGCTCAAACCCGGCCAGAGGGCCGTACTTGTCTTTCCAGGCCCGGCAGGCGGGGTGCGCCTTACAGAAGCGGCAGTGGTCGCCGGTGACGAACTCGCCCTCGCCCAGCCATGCCATGTGCGCGGCGGGCGCCAGCACCTCCCGCGCCCAGGTGAGCAGGTCGGCCAGCGGCAGCTCCCATGTCTGAGGTTCTTCCTGCATCCGGGGCTGCACGATGCTCATACGCACCACCTCGATCTCGTCCGTCTCGCGGAAAAGCTCGTAGGCGCCGAGGGCGTAGTACATGAGCTGCGGGTTGCGCTCTGGGCTCACCGGTACGCCCTGCCCATACTTGAAGTCGATGATGTGCAGCAGACCGCCGCCGATCATCAGGCAGTCGCAGGTGCCAAAGCCGCCGGGCACCCACCGGGTCACGTCCACCTCCTGCTCGATGAACACCCCGGGACGGCAGGGGAAGCCCACCCACAGGTCGTGGATAAAAGAGGTGTACCGGCAAGCGGCATTGAACATTTCTGTCGGCATCGACCGTTGTGCCCAGTCGGACAGCAAATCAAAGGGCTTTCCGTCTTCCCACTTTGCTAACTTGTAGCGGAGCGCTTTTTCGCACATCTCGTGTGCCAGGGTACCCTCTGCGGCGTACTGGGTCTCCTTGTCCGGCAGGTTTGCGGTGGCTTGGGCGCTGGGCGTGCAGGCGATCCACCGGGCTGCACTGGATGCGCCCAGCAGGGCGTGCTTAACCGGTGGCATTGTTGTCCACCTCTTTGCTCAGGTTTACCAGCTGCTCCCACACGTCGGCGTAGCTGTCAGACGGCAGCTTGGAGATGGAAGCGGCACCGGTGCCCTTGATGATCTGCTGCACCTCGGCACGCTTGCCGTGGACGATCAGGCTCCGGGCCAGGTCGCGAATCTTGTCCAGCGCGGCAGGATCAGAAGCGGGGGCGGTGACACCCGCCGGGGTGGTCGGGGTTTCCGACTCCTTCTCGGGCGATTCGGCAGCAGGGGCCGCTGCGGACTTCTGTGCGGCCTTTTTCTGCTTGGCGGGTGCCGCCGGGGCCTTGGGCTTGTCCGGCTGCGTTACAGGCTCGCTCTGGGCCTGCGGGGCGGGAGCCTGCGCAGGGTGACGCTCGTCGGGGATAGGGGTGTGGTAGTTGCTGTCCATGTGGCCCAGGTGGGACAACACTTCCAGCAGTTCGGCTGGTGTTTCGCCGTAAAGGTGAAGGTCAAAATTCATAGTGTTACGCTCCTTTTATAAAAAGATTCTGTCGAATCTATGCTTTGCAGTTCGGAGCTGTATCTTTGCCATTGCTCTGCCTCTCCCTACCTCACGATGCTATGCCATTGCCGCGCCTCGCCCATCGTCTCAATGCTATGCCTTTGCCTCGCCCCGCCTCGCCTCGCCCATCAGATCGATGCAGTGCCCTTGCTTTTCTCCGCGAATCCGGGCCGTGCCTTTGCTATGCTTCCACAGCAGTGCTTTGCCGTTGCGTCGCACGGCAGCCCAATGCCTTTGCCGGGCGAGGCGAGGCGAGGCTAAGCCATGCCCTCGCGGTTAGCCGAGAATCTCGTAGGTGAAGCGGCCTTTGCCACTGTTGCGCCACTGGCCCAGGCCCCGGAGCTTGCCGTAATCCAGCCACTCCATCACCGCTTTCTCGTGGGCGTCGTCCATGCAGGTGATCTCGAACTCGCAGGTGCTGCCTGCGGGAATCTGCTCGGAGTTGGCAAGGCTCACGCGCTCGCCTTGGGCTGTCTGGGCCCGCAGAGGGCGCTGGCACTCGGTCATTTCTCCGTTGAGGATCAGGGGAATCTGGCGGGGCCCGACAAAGATCAGGCCGTCAATGATCTTCTTGTAGGCCGTCAGCTTGCCGGATTCGTTCACGGCTTTCTTCTTGCCCTTCTCGTCCTTGCCGCCGATGCGGCCCAGCATACCGCAGCTGTCTTTAAAGAACCCCTTGACTTGATAATCATACAGGATCGGCTGCCCAGCCTCGTTGCGGGGGAACACCGTCATTGCCTTGTCGGCTGCGGCATCCGCGCCCAGGGCGGCCACCTCGTCTTCGATGGTGGCCGCGTCCGGCGACTTGCTGGCAATGAATTCCCTCGCCACGTTGGGGTTGGCGGGCCAGGTGCCCAGCAGGGGCTCGGTGAAAGTCAGTTTGACTTTAAGCGTTTTCATGAGGCATACTCCTTTTTGAACTTGCGCTCGTTGATATCTTCGATCACAAAATCGTATTTGGAATTCTCCCAGGTCCGGCTCCTGGTGACCGCTGTGTAAAAGCTGCCGAGCTTCATTCCCAAAGCGTCGGCTACCTGCTGCGCCGAGCCGCAGGCGAGGATTTCCTCTGTCCGGCGGTTGTAGGCGGTGTACCACTTCACAGCCCCAGCACCCGGTGCAGCACGGCATCCAACCGGGTCATCTCGCGGTCAGGCAGGTGCCCCAAGTACCGCTGAAGGTCGTCCGCGTCGATGGTGCGGACCTGCCGGGTCACGGCAGCGCTGGGCAGATTCAGGCTCATCAGGAGAACGTTGTTGCAGTAGCCGTCGCCGCGTTCCAGCTTGGCGGTGCTGGTGGTCAGCGGGATGACCGTAACGGTCGGGCTGGTCTGGTTGACCTCGTCGCTGCTGACGATCACCACCGGGCGGTCGCCCCGCAGGATGTGGGTAGCTCCCTCTCGGAGCGGGGTATCGGTCATCCAGTAAACGTCGCCGCGTCTCTTGTCATTGAACATCGTATGTCCTCCTTTCAGGCGTCCCTGCGGCTGCAATGCTCGGGCAGGGCCGGGTATTCAGGGTTACGGGCGTGTGTGCGCTTGATCTTGCCGTAGCGGTTCTTGCGGCGCTCCTGGGCGTCCTCCAGCGCGAAGCTCAGACGGCCCAGCGCGATGGAGGTCAGGATCAGCACCATCGCGGTGATGAACTCGCCGTCTGTGATGGGCTGGCCAATCTGTGCACCGCCCTCAATGCCAAGGGCATAGATCAGGCCGACGCAGAAGCAGGCGACCGCTGCCCACTGCAAAACTCCGGGTTTAATCTTCATCGGTGGCCTCCTCCATGCTATCCATAAGGTCTGCGGCGGCAGTCACTATGCTGAGCAATGCTGCCGGGTTACTTTGGCCCATGCAAACCCCGGCAATCAGCGCGGCGCAAAGGGCTTTCTGTTCCATCTCAGTGCCGCAGATGTAAATCTTAGGGTTTCCATCCTCTCCCATCTGGATTCGCAGCTGAGCGTTCGGGCTAATTTTCATTTGTGATTCCCCCTCAGTAAAGTTTGAATTCCTGATCCAGCAGGGTGTCCAGCCGGATGGTCTTGCCCCGGCCCTGGCCGCTCCACCCGTCCGGGTACTGCTGCGTGACCCGCTTTGGCGTGGTGCCCATCTGGGCAGCCGCCTGTGTAACGGTCAGCCGGATGCAGCCGGTGGTGGAGTAGATGGCGCGATAGGCGTCGTGCCAGGCTTCTGGGCGTTTCATGTGTGTTTTGCTCCTTGAATGTTGTTAAATCACAACTTTTTAGGCAAAAAGAAATAGTGGCCAATCTCTGCGGACGGGATGTTCAGCAGGGTGCAGATGCGGTCGATCTCATCTTGACGGAATGCAAAATTCCCGGCCAGCTTCTGGCAAAACTGCCCCTCACTGATACCGGCCTTTTCCGCCAGGTCCTTCTGGGTCATCCCACAGTCGCGGATGCGTCCGCGCAGCATGGTGTAATCCATGGCGGGCAT